TTAGATTAGTGTAATCTGTGTTGATTTTATAAATTGCAGTCTTGTCTTTTGTAATACCAAAAGTATATACATTTTCTGAAGATGTAGAGTCGTATACAGAAACGTTATTTTCTGTAGCAGACAGAACCGAGTTTACATCTTTCCAAACTGGAACTAGGTCTAGACCATTTCCAGATACTTCATAAATATGCTTCTTATTATAGAAGTCTGTATTGTCCATTACAGAGTCGATGTTGGCTCTTGCAATTCTTTAAAGTTTGGTGTACTCTGCTACTTCACTGACAGTTGACCCTAGAGTATTTGGGTTAACATATGGTCTTATAACATCGAAGGTGTCTGAGTATATTACTGCATCATCTAGGAGTAGCTCAACTAGGTAAGATGTGTCATAGGTCTTGCTTAGATAAAAGGTAATCTCTGAGCCACCAGAGGTAGAGATTTCTTCTGTAGAAATAGAGAGATCGCTGAGGTCTGTTATAGACAAGACATGGTCAGCCTCTTCATGTGAGCCTGGAACCTCAATTGATACTTCGATCCCATCTGACGTAATGTTCTCAGCGATTCTCAAAATTTCCATATTATAGACCGAATTCCTTCGCAACCTCTTCTGGAGTTGCAATACGGATGTGGTCACGGGTCTTCCACTTATCAGCAGCATCTTGAGTCACAATGTTGTAGCCAGTGTAAACTTTTCCAACGTTTGGCCAAGTTACATTTCTAGTTGAGTGAACAGCGACCTTCTTAGCATCATCTGTCTTCAATGTCTTTGCTGGCTTCTTGGCAGTCTTTGCTACCTTTGTAGATCCCATAACTCCATCAGAAACGTAGCCAAGTCCTGGCTTCTCGTCTTTCTCTTCTGGAATAGAAACTACGGCCTCTACTGGCTTTGAATCTTCTTTTACTTCTTCTACCGTTTGGATTTCATCTTCTAGAATATTTTCTACAGTTGTTTCTACGGTTTCTTCGTTATTTGTATTTTCAAACATAATAACCTCCTAAACTATAATTATAACAGATATTAAAAAGAGGGCAGGAGCCGAAACCCCTGCCCCCTCTTAAAGGAATTCAGTTACAGATTATGAATCTGATCCTGCATCTGCGAATGCGATTGCATCCTCTTCTTCCCAAGTGATTCCAAAGCGAACGAATACTGTGTACTCAATGGTGTCCTTCTTTGGCTTGTACTCACGGTTTACGGTGATGTCACGCTGGAATCCCCATACACGGTTCTGAGGGAATGTAAGGTCTACATATCCTGCAGGGTAGTAAGGAACTTCCTGAACGTCAATTCCTAGAACACGAGTAACACGTGCTCCACCGAATGTCTGTCCGTTGCCATCTAGGTAAGCCTGACGGTTTGCAGGAGTACCTGCTGGAGTACCAGCAAATGCCTCAGCAATAGCGTCAGCTAGAGTACCGTTGTGCTTAATGATTCCCTGGAATGCATCAGTACCAGCGTAGAACTTAAGGTTGTTCTTAAGTGCACGGTACTTACGAGGCATAGCCAAGATAATGTTCTGCATTACATCTGTAGTCCAAGCATTGTCAGCTACGGTTACAACTGATTCGTGTGCATCGCCAGTCTTAGCCTGGTTTACGAATCCGTTCATGATTGAAAGGAATGCATCGTTTCCAGTACCAGTACCGTTGATCGCTAGATCTTCGATGTCATTCGCAAAAGCGTTTGTCATCAAACGTACCAAGTGATCCTCGAGTGCACCTCCTTCAACTCCGTCTTCTAGTGCTTCAGCAGATACTTCCCAGTCCAAGCGAATCTTCTTGGTGGTAAGCTCTACCTTTGTGAACTGAGCACCAGCGTTGGTGTAGTCTCCTACAGCCTGTGCTGCTGCACGGATAACACGCTCTCCAACGTTAACCTTCTCAAGCTCCATTGTGTTGGCTCTCATAGTTACACGACGACCATCCTTGGCGAGAACTGTAGCATCCCATACGTAGTCAATAAAACGACGTGCCTGTTCAGGGCGTAGAATACCACTGCCTGTATCACCAGAAGGGTTTACTGCGTTTGGGCCAGATGTTAGTCCAAGTCTAGCGTTTGGAATGTTGTTGATAGCACCCTCTGTTGAGTAGTTACCTGGAACATTCTCACCAGACTCTGAACCAGATGCAAAAGCACCCTGTCCTTGGTATAGACCAGGAGCTGTTCCTCCTAGTTCGCCAGACTCTCCTGGCTGGTTTTTCTTAATTTCTTCCGACATAATTGTCACCTCCTAAGTGATTGTTTTTACTTAAATAAATCGGCAGTTTTGAGGAAACGTCCGCCCCATAGGGATTTCTCAACCTGTTCTGGTTGAGTTTCCTGAATGATCTCGCCTAGATCACCAGATTTACGGAAAGCAGTATCTGCCTCAACAGCGTCCACTCTCTTTCCAAACTCATTAAATACGTCCTTGCTTGCAGTTACCTCATTTTTTACTGTAGCAAGAGACTTGTGTAGTTCTGCAATCTGTTCAGCTTGTGCCTGAACAACTGCAGTTAGATCGCTAAAGGCTTTTGTAACGGTGTCCTTGATGTCTGCAACAGCAGCCCCAAGTGCATCGTCTGACTTAGACACTTCATCCTCTGCAGCCTCTTCCTTCATGTCATCAGACTTTAGAGTTTCCTCATCGTCTTCATCCATGTCATCAGACTTCTTCTCTTCTTCCATAGACTTTTCTTCCTTGTCCATGTCGTAAGACTTTTCTACTGCATCTTCGTTTGTAGCATCTGCCTCTGGAGCGACCTTTGATTCTTCAACTACATCATCAGATTTTTCTGTGATGTCATTTGTTGTTTCAGTCATAGGACCTACCTCCTTGTTAATCTCAATTGTATTAATGCCTTTAGCACTATCAACTAAGAACTTTATCATTTCTGTTTTTTCGTTATCTGATTTTTCAACGAAACCTATATTTTGCATTGGGGCACCAGATGAAGGGCTAAGCTCTACTTCATTCTCAGACAACTTTACGATTCCAGACTCAGAGTCCCAGAACACATTCTCAATCTCTGTCTCCACGCTATCCCCCTTTACGATATCTACGCCATCTACCTTTTCAACAGATAGGATGTTTGCAAACTGGTTTGCTGGGGTATCGACAAGAGATAACTCTACTAAGTCGTAATCCTTAATAATTCTTATTGACTTATCTAGCTTGGTATCAAAGCCGTCATCCCACTTGTTCATGCGGCCACCGATAGAAAATCCTGAAAGAGTTCCGTCTAGAACCTTTTCCCAGGTGTCTTGAGCACCCTTAGAAACATATGCAGAAACATATACTCCACTATAAAATTTCTTTGACTCTGGGTCAAAGTACTTATCCTCTTTAAAGGAAACCATCTTGCCTACAGCAACTGGCTGGTGCATCTCTCGGATGTTTCCACGGAACTTTGAGAAGGCACTCATGGATGCTTCAGAAGTTACGATATCGGCTTGTCTGTCAACGTTGTCCAGCGTAGCGAATCCAGAAACAATTCTGCGTTCTCTGTCTACTTTTGAGAATGGCATTGATAGGCGAACGTCGTTGCCTTCAATATCCCAATGTGCTTTTGCAATAGTCATGGTATTACCATTATAGACCCCTTTTTTACAATATGTTAATAACTATGTTGATAACTTGTTAATAACTTTTATTGTGAAGATCTTCCCTCTCCCTGGGCATTTCGACCAGCAACAGTTGCAGGGCTATCCGATGAGTTATTTGATCTCTCAGTATCTCTAGCTCGGTTGCCTGCAAGGTTAGCTCTAGCGTCTGTAGCCTGTCTTGGTGACAGGTCCAAGAACTCATCTCCTTCTGGATGCTGAGGAAGACCAAGCTGGTCCCTAGCCTCATTCCTTGTGATGATCTGGTTCTTTACATAACGCTCTATGATCTGTGACTGAGCTATTTCATCTGTAAGGGTTAGCTCATTAAACTTAAACTCTAGAAGATCTGTTTTTTCCTTTATTACCTTGCTAAGAACTTTTTCAAGATTCTTCTGTGCTGGCCTAGCGACCTGCTCCTTAAACGTACGATCCTGTGCAAGTGCTGCAGCAATAGCAGCTGAATCACCGCCACCGATTTTAGATAGTGGAACCTGGTGTGCAACAAGGATATCATCACGGTTGCGAATACGATACTCATTGAAAGATGCCTCTTGGGTGCCAGTCTCAATAGGCTCCATCTTAAACTCTACCTTATTGGTGTCTGAATCTCCTGGAAGAGGAATATATAGCGTTCTGTGATTCTGTCCCTTTAGGCTAGTCTGTAGGAAACGGAACATCTTGTCCTCTGCCTCCTCAGAAAGCTTAGCACCCTTCAAGGTAACAATGTAGCGAGGGACACCCTTATTTGTGAAATAATCGATGTTGTATTGTGAAGCCAGGGCGTCTCCTTGTAGGGCTCCTACTGCAGAGATAATGTCTGGTACTCCATAAAAAGTATTTAGCGGTGAGTATTCTTTGTAGTGAATAATCTCGTTTGGCCTTGGATCGTTGGTAATCGGATTTGGATTGTTTGCTCCAAAATTACGGAAGTAAACAACTCGGTTTCCAATTATCTGGAGGTATCCATCTTTTAGCCTACGGACACGAATAGTAGTTGCAGGGATATGACCAATGTATCCAATCTCTCCAGTTACAGTTCTACCGACTTCAAGGTAGCCGTTTCCAGTAGCCTGAACATCTGTGAAGAACTTTTCCATAATGTTGGTAAATGAGTCATCGTCGTTAAGGTTTTCTAGCCAATCCTGAAGCTCTACTCTTGCTCTTTCTAGACGCTTTCTAGCCTTGTCAATTGCAGATTCGTTAGTCGATGCCTCTAAAGCCATCAGAGTTCTCTTGGTTGGCTGGAAGTCATACCCAAGGCCAACAATGTTTTCTACCTTAGCGTCAATAGCTGCGTGGTTAGCGAAAGACGTATCGTAAAAGTTTGCTAGCTCATACAGGTTCCATGGTGGAGTGATAACGTCAAACATTCCATAGCCATTGCGGTATACCTTGCCTGGGTTAATCTCTTTTGATCTAGCCCCATTTATACCACGGCTGTTGGCAGAGGCACTGTCCTCATAGCCAGGTGCGTTTACGTCAACATTATTGCCAACTACAAGATAGTCTGATTTTGATATCCTGTCGGTTCGTCTTTTAAAGTTTTTTTCTAGCCCAGCAAAGTTTTTAAGGGAATCCCAGTTTTTTGAAAATGGATCCTGCTCCTTGAAAGGGTCAGCAGGCAGATCAAACTCTGGAGTAAAAGCATGGATGTATGGCTCGTTAGACATTATTCGTCACTCCCGTATTTTGCGATAGTATCTTTGGCTGCCTGCACTGCTCCCAAATCATTCAAGTTTGGAATTAGTCCATTTTTCATTCTGTCTACCTGCTCAGAATACTCTTCATCAGAGATTCTCTCTACGCCTGGCATAAACTCATATGAGCCGTCTCCTTGGCCCAAGGCAGTTGCTTCTTGTTGCAGTTTACGAATCTGAAGTGCGTCACCCCTATGGGACGGTATGTTTAACACATTTCCTTGGCCATCTGTAAAGGGCTTGCCGTTAGCCTTTTTCCAGAAATAGATACCCCAGTCGTATTGTTTGTCCAAAACTGTAAGCTTTGACTCTCCAACTTGACCAGGAACTCTAAATTTTTCAGCATTCATAACCACTAGTATACCATATTATACAAATTAGATAATGCTAGAAACCTTTTATTTCCCAATCATCCCAATCAATTTCTTCATAGGAATCTCTGCTTGGCATCCAAAGCTGACCACGCTTACCTATCCATGCTTCAGACAAGTATAGTGGGTTGCCAAAAACCTCTGTTATAGAGCATCTATTTTCTTCTCCCTCTACAAAGAAAACTAGATCTCCAGGCTCTGGGCAAAATCTTTTTTCTAGTCCTGGAAAGAACAGTTCTCCGCCCTGGTGTTCGTTACTCCAAAAAATGAAAGACTTGTAGGTTCCTTCTGGCTTACTCTTGTCAAATTGTGGCCCTGTTTCTGACCCAACATTATATCTGGCAATGTAATGCTTTGAAAACATTGGGGGCAGGTACTCTCCTGGATGTATTTGCTCTATAATATCAAAGAAGCCTTTTGAATACTTAGAGAATATTTCCAGCAAGTTGCTGGGCATCTCTCCCCTAGTGTGAAGATCAAATCCAGCATTATACTCCTCGTATAGTGCATCATGTAGCGGAACATGGTCTTCTTTTGTGTTGAATCTAATCCCAGAAATATAGTCTCTGACAGTCTTCACATCTTCTGTAGATATAAAGTTTTTAATAACCTTCATCTGCCCCTCTAACTAAAAATCATTTTTGAGTGACCAGAATTTGACCCCTTGCCACACCTGCTACAGGAGTAAAGCTTTGCCCCAGTAAATGGGCATTGGCTAACTAATCCCTTATGTCCGAAAACAAGACAAACTATTTGCTTCAAAGCTTTATTCCGTTTCTTAGTGACGACTCTTTTGCAATGTCGTAGGCTATAGTTATTCTAGGCTTCTGCTCATACCAGTCATCTCTGCCGTGTGGGTGTCCAGTTTCTGAGACTATAGCCCGATTATTTTTATTGATGTTTTCAAAATCATATAGTCTGTCTATCTTATAGAAGGTTGACGATGGCTCTGCATTTACACAGTAGTAACCATGAAAGACTGGGGCACCAGTGCCACCTGCGTGGTCATGATAGTGCTCTGGGTGTTTTAGTGGCGACACCCCAAATTCCCTATTTTCTGGAGAGGCAAAATCTAAATTAAACCAACCATTTATATAGTAGTTTTCTTTTTCAAAGTCTAGGCCATAGTACTCGCTAGCTTCGACGATTATGTCCTTCAGCTCTGACTTTAAGTTTTGAATTGCAGCATTGTCCCAAGTAAAGATATTATAGTATTCTCCTAGCTGGGTGGCTGGGCCATTGTCCATAGAGAATTTAGATAAAACATCTTCTGGAATGTTGCCGATTTTTCCATCTACAAGATCTTCTGCCTTTGAATATAGATAGTCGTACAGTGCGTCTAGATCATTAGACAGAAATCTTTCAAAAAACTTATGCTCTGGTTTTGGATTTTTCAATTTAAAGGTATCCAATGCTGCTCTTGAGACATTCCTACTGGCTCTTGAAGATATCTAAGTGGTATCACATCGTAGGCTATAGTTATTCTAGGTCCTGACCAATCCCAATCACCCATGGCGTGTGGATGGCCCATTTCTGAAAGAATTGCCCGATTGTTAACGTTGTGATTTTCTAACTGCTTGTCAAAAACTACGTAGTGTGTAACCGATGGCTCTGCAGAAACGGAATAGTACCCATGAAAATTAGGAGCTCCGTATGGTCCGTGATCATGCCAATCAAGCTTTCCATTATGAGCTTCGTTTATGTTAAACCATCCCTGAAGCATGAACTGCTCTTTTTCAAAGTCTAGCCCGTAGTGATCACAAGCATCGTGAACCATCTTAGATACTGCATCATAAAGCTTTCTAACGCCATCGATGTGGAACTGAAAGACGTTGTACTCTCTCCACTTCATAGTTGATACGCTATTTGAAGATTTCCAAATTTCGTTATCTGTGAGTTCGGTAACGCCTAGAACCTCAGCTTTTCTTATCTTTTCATATCTGTCTACTAGATCAGATTTTAGCTTTTCTAAATCATTTTCTAGAAATGCCTCAAAAAATCTATGTGGCTGTGTCGATTGGCTTACACTTTTTAGTGGCGGAACTGTCTGCATAATATAAAATCTCCTAATGATGTAAAATAATTATACACTATTAGGAGACTCTATGTAAGACTGATTACTTATTGTGTGATACAACCCCACCAGCAATAAAGGTATCTATTCCCTTTACCCCAATCTGGAAGACATCATTTGTCTCTTTGCTAAGGTGAACGTCTGTAATCTCTTTCTGCAAGTATTCCCCTGTTTCAAAGTCATACTCCCATAGGATATCTCCAGAGCGTAGTTCTCCAGTAAACTCCCATGCGTCTAGCTGTCCAGGCTTTCTAGCAAGAACTGGCTGAGTAGTTGAGAAGTGCTTTGAGTCATCCTCATTAAATATGATCGACTCTTCTACCTGCTTTTCAAGAACGTATTCGATTTCTCCAATACCAATACGCATGTTTGTAAGATTTTGGTATTCAATTCTAGACTCGTATGGGCTTGGGGTTCCATCGAATTCATCCCAGAATGGAGAGAAGACCTTGTCGCCAACCTTAATGTCTTTCGCCTGTACCCAAACAACAGAGTTATCGTCGCCGACAGTCGCAATCTTTGTTGCACCAGCGATACATCTTGGAGGAGAATACGGAGAGAACCCAAATGGAGAGAATCCAAAAGCTCTAAATGGCGAGAAGCCAAAAGGAGAGAATCCAAAAGCTCCAAAAGGAGAGAATCCAAAGGCCCCAAAAGGAGAGAATCCGAAGGCTCCAAAAGGAGAGAATCCGAATGCTCCAAAAGGTGCAAACGAGAATGTCGTAGTTATCTCATTTGACTCTGGTGATGTAATAGAGTTTCCATTAGCGTTTGTTGCATAAACTGTATACTTTTGAGCAGTTCCCTGCTCTTGGGCAATATTCTCGACGCTAGTGATTGTTGAGTCTCCAGCCTTTCCATCTGTTGCCGTCCAGCGGTAATTGGTAATTGCAGATCCACCGTTTGCTGGAGCTGTCCAAGAAATATTGTCATAGCCAGCTGAAGGAGAGCTCGCAGTTGGTGCTGCAGGTGTTGCTGGAACAGTCGTAGCAGTTATAGTGTTTGACTGTCCTGACTCTGGGCTGTCGCCATAAGCATTTGTAGCCTTTACCTTAAAGTAATAGTCTACACCAGACTGAAGACCAGTAATGATTAGTGGTGACGAAGAGTCTGTTGCTGTATAGCTTCCTGGGTATGAGGTCACGGTATAGGAAGTGGCAGCATTTGGACCCTGGTGTGTAAATGGAACTATAGCCTTTCCGTCATTAAACGGTCTGCCAGTTCCTACGTTTTCAGCTGTACCAATTACTGGTGCATGTGGAAAAAGATTATCATTTTGTGCGAGGGACTTCTTTCCCACCTTTTTGTTTGCTGCCATTTAAATCAATTCCCCTTCTAGGATTAAGCTGATAGATCTCCGAAAACAACCCAAGTGTTTTCAGCTCTCTTAAATATTGTAGCAGATGACCACTGAGTTCTTAGCTTTAGGCCTGGAGTAGCATTTACGGTAACTCCATTTCCAGCAACGATTGTTAGCTGACCAGTTCCAACCTGAAGAACATCAAAAGATGATCCTACTGGGAAGTTCTTTAGTGAATCTGGCAAAATTGTTAGCTCTCCTGCAAAAGACTCTGTGTACTGAATAAGCATGTCTCTTTCTAGAGGAGCTGTGTCGAATGCTCCATTATTTGTGGTAACTCCAACAACATCTGTAATTGATGGAACACCCTGCTTGGTCTGAGTACCGTCAGTGAAGATAATGCCTGCTGCTGTAAGGTTATTTACGTGTAGATTATCTAGCGATCCCTCACCAAATGCAACGGTAGTTGTTGGCTCTGTTGTTACGCCCTTAAATATCTTCCATGCATCTGCAGATACGTCACGTACAACACCAGAGTGCTTTGCAGCACCATCGTTGTATCCAACAACAATTCCAAGGTCTACTGTATTAGCTGAATTGGAGTGTGCAAGCTGGACCAGGTTATCTTCGATTGTAATGCTTGTAGCAGATGCTGCAAAGTTGGTTCCATTTACAGTAAGGTCTCCTTCTACAACTAAGTTTCCGTCTACCTCTACGTCTCCAGTAAAGCTTGCACCTGCAAGGTCAGCCTTTTCATCTAGGGTCACCTGTAAACCAGTAACATCTGAAACTGCGTGGCCATGTCCTGATGCGGATTTTCCATCAATCTGTGTCTGAATCGCTGAGGTTACTCCATCTAGATATCCGATTTCAGTTGAAGATACACCAGAAACCACATCTTGCTTTCCAGATAGACCAGAAGTTAGGTCAGATGTGTAAACTAGGTTAGCTGTATCTGTTATGCCGTGAACGTTAGTAGTGTCTGCATTGTGGTCAGAAACATATCCCTGGGCGGCAGTTTGTGCTGCTGACTGAGCGTCTCCTGCTGCATCTGTTGCAAAAGACTCTAGGTTTCCAGTTAAAGAGCTCGCTGACTGTGTTATTGCAGCATCTCTAGCTGTAACTTCATTATTTATAGCCTGAACAATGGCTGCGTCACGTGCAAGGACCTCTGCAGCAATTGATGATGATATTTCTGAGTCAACATATTCTGTCATTGCTTCATTAGCGTTTGATATTGATGTAGATATTGAGCTTTCTAGGTTCTGCTCTGCAGCCTCTCGAACAACTCTTTCCGCATCCATGTTATAGTCAACTTGAGCAAGAGCTGCGTCAACAGCTTCTGTTATCTTGGTTCCGACAATTCCATCTACGCCATCGACCGCTGCTGCAAGTTCATCGATTGTGTCTAGGATTTCTGGGGCATCTCCAATGATGTTACCCAACTGATTTATTGGAATGTATCCATTTACGTCTAGCGAGGCAGCGAATCCAGCCTGACCTACGTTTTCTATAAGCAGGTAGTCGTCTAGGCTTCCACCAAGATCTTCTAGGTTCTTAAAATAAGAAAGGTTTCCCCAGTTGTTGGTACCATCACCGATCTTAAATTGGTTAGTGTCTGTTTCAAAGCCAATCTCACCAGTTGCGAGAATAGGGTTTGCAGTGGTCCATTGAGAGGCTGTTCCTCTTCTTTGCTGCATTCTTGTTGCCATTGTTATTTTCTCCTAGTGGGGTTTGCCCAAGTCTATTGTTATAATTATAACATTTGTTTTAGTTAAAATTATCTGTTGCTGATCCACCATCGAACACGAAGTCCCAAGTGGTTGAGTCTGGTCCGCCACCATCGAGGCTTTGGATTTGTGGACTGTTGTACCACTGTCCATCCCAGAAAATTGTGCTAATTCTTCCATCACCCTCAATTGATGTATCGTGGATGTGGTCTGGAATATCTTGTAGGTCATTGCTGGTTGCTATTGTTAGCCAATCATCTACATAGTAGACCTTTAGCCTTTCAACCAGGGTGTCAAACCATAGGTCTCCGCTTTCTGGTGAAGATGGAGCTGTGGAACTGACTGGAATAGAGGCATCTAGCGAATCTACGTATGCTTTAGTTGCAGCGTGTGTTGACTCTGTTGGTTCCCCAACGACTACCGCTCCACCGAAGCTACCTCCGTTTGCGACCAGTAGGCCATTTTTAACCTTGAAGTCTTTTTCAACTGTTGCCATATGCTTCTCCTGTTTAAGTCTTTAGTGTGGGGGGTTTTTAAGGAACCCCCCAAAACCTTTGGTTCAATTAAGCTAGCAGTGTTCCAGTT